TTAGATAATTTTACTGCTATTACTAATTCTAATTTTAGTTCTGGTGATTTTGATGATAAAACTTTTATGGTAACATCAATTCCAACTTCAACAACTATTACTATTGAAATGGGGTCAGCTGAATCTGGATCAGGAGCTAGTACTTCTGGTGGAATAAGAGTTCAGCATTATTATCCAATTGGTCCTGCAACTGAGGCATCAGCCGCTGGTTGGGGATTAGGATTATGGGGTGGTACTGTAGCCGGAGAAGTTTTTGATACTTTAGATGGTGCTTTAACTGCAGCTTCAACTAGTATTGTATTAGATGACTCTACAGGTTTTCCTGCATCAGGAACTGTTGTAATAGATAATGAAAGAATTGCTTATACAACAAATACTACTGGTTCAGGAACTTTATCAGGTTTAACTAGAGGATCAGATAACACAACAGCCGCGTCACACTCTGATGCAGCAACAGTAACTGATGCTTCTGAATACACTAAATGGGGTGCATCGCAAACAGGTGACATTATAACAGCTCCAGGACTTTGGACTTTGGACAATTATGGAAATAAATTAATTGCAACTATCGTTGATAGTGCAACTTTTTCATGGGATTCAGATGCCTCTGGTGCTACATCTACAAGAGCAACGATTGTTTCTAATGCACCGACAGCAGCAATACAAACTTTAGTATCTACACCGGATCGTCACTTAGTATTTTTTGGAACAGAAACAACAATTGGAACTACATCAACACAAGATGACATGTTTATTAGATTCTCGGACCAAGAATCAATTGATGCAACAACATCATATGCGCCTAGTGCAGTCAATACTGCTGGTACACAAAGACTGGCTGATGGAACACGGATCGTGGGAGCGATAAGAGGTCGAGATGCAATCTATGTTTGGACTGATACATCATTATTTATTATGAGATTTGTTGGTGCTCCTTTTACTTTTTCATTTCAACAAGTTGGTACAAACTGTGGATTAATTGGAAAACATGCAGCCGTTGAAGTTGATGGATCTGCTTATTGGATGTCAGAAAATGGTTTCTTTAGATACACTGGTAGACTAGAATCACTATCATGTTTAGTTGAAGACTATGTTTATGATGATCTTAATACAGTTCCTAAGAATCACATTTATGCAGGACTTAATAATTTGTTTGGTGAAGTTACATGGTTCTATCCTGGTAGTGGTGCTGCATCTAATAATAGATCAGTAACTTATAACTTTATGGATTCAACACCTGAGCGACCAGTATGGACTACGAGTTCACTTGCAAGAAGTAGTTGGTTTGATTCGTCTATATTTGGTAAACCTCACGGTACTGAATACGATTCAAGTGCTACAAGTGATTCAACAGTTGGAAATACTGATGGTGTTACAACTTACTTTGAACATGAAACAGGACAAGATCAAATTAAAGCTGGAGCAAGAACTGGTATTTCAGCAAGTATTCAATCTGGAGATTTTGATATATCAATGGTACAAGGTGGTGGAGCAGATTTAAGAGGTGATGGTGAATACGTAATGAAAATTAGAAGAGTGCTTCCAGACTTTTTAACTCAAACTGGAGATGCAAGAGTAACTTTAAATTTAAAAAATTATCCAACAGATTCAGAAGCAAGTTCTTCATTGGGTCCATTTACATCTTCAACAACTACAACTAAAATAGATACAAGAGCTAGAGCAAGATCAATAGCTTTAAAAGTAGATAACACTAGTATTAAACAACATTGGAAACTTGGCACATTTAGATTAGACATACAACCAGATGGTAGAAGATAATGATAGAAAAAAGAATTAATTATAGATTTGGTGGCGGTTATCAAGGTAGTTCAGCAGGATCTGTTGACAGAGGAAGTGGTAACACTGGCGGCGGAGGTGGTAGACAAGAATACAGTGCACAACAATACACTGCACCTACACCTGCTCCAATTTCTCGTGAAACAAATTTAGATAAAAGAGAACAAGCAGCAATAACAAGTTTAGAAAATGCAATGAAAATTGCTGATTTAGATAAAAAAGAAGATAAAAAAGAACAAGCACCAATAACAATTTTAGAAAACGAAATGAAGATAGGTCGAGATCCATCAGTTCAAATGGGTAGTAGAGTAACTCCAATGTATAGATCTCGGTATGAGATTGAAAACATTTTAAGCGAACAAAGAAAAAAAGCAAGAGAAGAAATAACTCCTAGCACAAAAATGAGTAACAAAATTCTTTCTGGCTTAGCAAGTGCTGTTGTTCCATTTGGTGGTTTTTTCTTTAATAAAGCAATAGATCAAAGAGCAATGGGTTTTAACAGACCAAAAAATGCTGTGGCTAATTTAAAGAGATATACTAATACTGCTTCTAGAGATAATAGAAGAGAAGAAGGTATTATGCAAGCTCAAGCACCTCAAAATATAATAAAAGAAAACATTCAAAAATTTTCACCAGAACAACTTAATCTTTTACGTAAAAGATATGCTGAATTAAACAGCGTAATAGAATCAGGTGAATATAATGGACAAAAATTAAATAATAATCAATTATCTAAACTTATAGATACTAGTAAACAAATGAAAGATTTTTTAGTAAGTGAAATTGGGGGAATGAAGATAGCATAATGGCCAGAATAGTACAATCATTAACACAACCTTTAGAAAAATATGATCAACAAATACAGCAATCATTTGTTAGAGATGTTGATAGTATAGTACAGAAATTAAACACTTCTTTTCAACAAGATTTAAAAGACGAATCTGAGGCGGAGGCTTATTTCTTTGGCTAATATATTTGTAAATAAAAAGAAGGATTTAACTAGTAATAGTGCTACTACATTGTATACTGTACCATCGGCTACTACAGCTGTTATAAAATCAATACTAGTATCTGAAGATTCTGGTAATGCTGATACTATAACAGTGACTATAACTGATACAGATGACGCTGTTTTTAGTCTATTTAAGACTAAATCCATATCAGCTAATGGAACTTCAGAATTACTATCTCAACCGCTTGTGGTTGCAGAAAGTGAAACAATAAAAGTAACCGCAGCAACGGCTAATAGACTACATGTAGTCTTATCTGCGCTTGAAATTAAACCTAGAACAGTAACATCATAGGCTTGATTTACATGAGAAAACCAAGTATTATTATAAATCAGGTGAAATTCCTGCCTTTAAAAATTAACACATAAAAATTATGGCTATAGATAGAACAGGAATATCATCATTGGACGCGGGAGCATCAGACATTACCTACTCAGGTAATCAAGGACCTAAATCTCCACAAGAAAAAAGAATGGTTATGGCTAAAAGTATGGGTTATAGCGATGACGAGATTATGGAATATGAAAATTATAGACGTGGGATGGAAGAAGGAAAACCTGGATATCCTATATTAGAAATTGATGAATATTTTAAATCACCGTTTGGTCAAAGTGGACCGGCTGAAGTTAGAGGTCCAATTAATCCTACATATACTCAAAAGAGAAAACAATCATTGGCTGGCGGTGGTATTGCAGGACTTAAAAATAGACCAGGATATTTTCTTGGTAGTTTAGTTGATAAAATTAAAGACGATATTATTCCAAATGAAATTAAAGATAATCCTATATTATCAGCAGCTGTATTAGGAGGTGCTGTTAATCAATTTGGACTTCCAGATTGGATGGTTCCAGATCAAATTGCTAAAGGATCAAACGTAGGACAAAACTGGATAGGAAGTTTATTAGAAAATATTACAGGCAGTAATACAGATAAGCAAACTGAAATATTAACTCCTGGTAATGGCATTGGAGGAAATACTAATAGAGAACAAGGTATTACAGCTGCAATAAATACATTAATGGGTGGTAATAATAGAGAACAAGGTCTTACAGCTGCAATAAATGCATTAACTGGTAATAAACTTAATCAAATAATTCAAGCAAACACTGGAACACAAAACACTGGAACTAATTTTTTAGATTATCTTAATCCTTTTAATACAAATTTTTTAGGTGGAAAAATTCCCGCAGGTCTTAAACCTTATTTACAAATGCCTTCAGGAACAGATACTCAAGGCAATCCAATATATGAATCAAAAGTAAACCCTGCTTATCCAATAGCAGGTGGAGCATTAGCATATGAATATGCAAAACGTAACCCAGGTCCAATGCTTCCTGCAGATACTGCAAGAGATGCATCTAGAATTGATTTAGCATCAGCAATTGGAGGAGATAATTTAAGATTTAAAGTTGATCCATCACTTGTAAAAGCAGCTCAAGGCGGAAGAATTGGGTATGCTTTTGGAAAAGGTGTGGAATCATTACCTGTAGATCAGATGCAAGAAATTAAAGGCCAAATGGCAGGAGGTGGAGACAGAGGTTGGAGAGCTCAAATGTTGGCAGATGAAATAGCAGAAGAAGAATATGGGGTGGAATTTTATGATCTTCCTCAAAAAAAACAATTTGAAATATATAATATTGCTTTAGATATGATTGATGAACAAGGCATGGCTCAAGGCGGAAGAATTGGGTATGCTGGTGGTGGACTTGGTATGGATGAGATAGCTACAGAATTTAAAAGACAATTTGGATATGACATGTCTTTAGCTAATCCAGATGTAATTAAAGAATTTATAAAAAAAATGAAAGAAGAATCCGGAGCATATGATGATGTACCTATGGCTCAAGGAGGAAGAATTGGGTATCAAGATGGTGGTAATGGAGATCGTAATCCAATATACCAAGATGTTTCTCGATTTTTGTATGGCAAAGATGTACAAGACCTTACGGATG